GGGGTTTGATACCATTGAGAATATTTGTGATGTACGGGACATGTTCATAATATTTATTGAGTCTTAATTTTTTTAAAAGTGCTCGAATCTTTGCATGAGTGATGTCTTCCAACTTTTTGATTTTCATCTTTTTGAGTTCACTTCGTAATTGTTCGATAACTTCGGGGGGTATCGTAGTCATCTCTTGTGCTTGAAATTGTGACAACCATTCATTAAAATGATTTTCTCTCTTGTATGAATAATTGACAACTTTCTCGGATGTTTCTTGTTCTTCTCTATATGTCAGTTCTTCACTAATTAACATTGCTACGATTGCACCACATGAATCACATACGAGATCACTCGTGTTTTGAAAATGAAGTAGATTACTATCGGGGCAAGTTAAACATCGATCTCGTGTTCGTTCAATAGGTTTAGATAAATTTTTTTTTTCAACATCTATGAGATAATCTGTATATATATCCTTTCTCTTCAGACCGACAGTCTCTTTGACATTGAAAATGTTATTTGTATTTATATCTTCATCACCACCTTCAATGTCATCATCGACATATTGATTCATATATGGCATACATTTCATGATATATTCTGCCATATCAGATTCATGTTTTTTTTTATTCATTGGCTCTTTCTTTATGAGTTCACTCCATTCATCTATTAGGTTATTATACCTACTTAAAAAATTACCTTCCATTTCATATAAAGAGATGCTTACCAAACTTTTAACTTCCATTTTCTTTTTTTATAAATTTCTTACCACACCACGAGACTATTCGATTATTTCAGAAGAACTCGAATATGATGTGGATAATGACATGAGCTATATAATAGAAGATGATTTTTGGATGAAAGAAAGCAAGGATTGGGAAGATGGTATTCTCGATAATTACTACGTGCATGCTACAGGTAAAAACTTTCGACATACATTGATTCCCCAAAATGTCAGTACTCTCATTCTTCGTATTAAGTATTACTACAGTGGTAAGCAGTACATAGCCATTTCAAATGACATTAATTTCAAACCTGGTGAGAATGAAGATAATGCGATGCACTTCAGTATCCCTTTGAGTAGTGCTTGGATAGTTGATCATGATGACAAACCTATGCGAAACATTACTGAAAAGGTGAAACGATATTCAGGTCCAAGGAATGATTTCCATGGACAAAAAGTTACACTCGAAAACTTTTTATACTATGATAGGGAAACACTCAAAGATAAGTTCCCTAAAATTATTTTAGCTAATACATTGGGTATGAAAAAAACACTCTCTACTCTAGACGACTTCACTACGGATCTTCAGATACCTTAGTCGCTAGATAAAACTTGAGCTCACCTAAATTGGCTACATTGTACTTGAGAATCAAAAATCGATTCCCAATTTCCTGTATAATTTGCACAGACGCACACATACTCGTCGCCTTTGTAAAGATATTCAGATATTTTAGACTGTAGAGACCATGAATCATTGGACTTTCATCAGGACATTCAATAGTTGTTTCCTGATTGGCAAAGTCACCTTCACATTTGAGACTAATATTCTTACCTTCACGACGAATATCGATTTCTGTCCCAATATTAGACATGTCACGACAGAGACGCTGAAAGTCTGCGGATGGGAGGGTGGTGATCGTCGTCATCTCAACATCTGGAACTTCGATGCGACTCTCATTGATGTCTAGGAGTTTGAGTTGGAATTTCGAATTTGTCTTCTTCGTCTCACTGATAATCTCAATATCCATGTATTCTTTGGAGTTGATCGCCATCTTGAGAACATCATTGTTAGTGATTGTCTTCAGAAGTTTGAAAGTGTTTGAAATATTGATACCAGCGATAATCTCTTCCTGGTCACAGTGATATTCTTCAAAGTTATCAGCCGAAAGATACATATCAATAAGGGAGGTTCTCGCAGTATCCAAAGTTACGACATACATTCCATCTGGCCTGAAGTAGATATTCACATCATTCAGAATATCCTTGAGTACTTCAAATGTAGACTTAAAAGCTGAAGCTTGTATCGTAACAAGTTTCATATCTATTATGACATGCGTGTTACGTCTTTAAATCTGTATACGCCACACCTTTTGACACTTCACGATTGATCTTTTCTTCCAGTTCCTTTGTCATTGCGGGTTGGAGAGATTGTCCGTAATCATCAAGACAAAACATATCCGAGTTGTTTTCACCACCCTCAAGACTGAACATAGACCCACCAAATCCACCAATCGAACCATTCTCGACCTCTTTCTTTGGTAAGAGAGAATCGAGCCAGTTCTTGATCTCGTTACCTACGAGGATCTTACCATTCTTCGTGAGCATAGTGGGGACACGATTAATCTTATTCTTATAATTTTGTGGAATACCCTGTGTATTGATATTATGATAACTTATGATCTGCTTCAGCTGGGGAACTTTGTTAATGTATTCGATAACATCCATCGAGTGTTTGCATCTTGGACTATATATCAGGAGCGACATCTATTATCTATAGGGTATTTTGTAAAAAAAAATTAACGCATTATAGTAAATATGAATTACTTGATTGTGATCGTCCTTCTCGTGTTAGTGGTTTATATCACAACTTCTCGTGAATCTTTCACCGAAGCGTTTGGTCTTTCAGGATACACAAAACCAGTAGGAGTTATAAAACTTGACGATCCCAGAGCAGACCTTTCCAAATATACAGAGGTTGAGGCGAGTGTTGATAATGATAATATGGAGGAGTTTGTACTCCAAGCCAACAAAGAAATCTCCAAGCGCACAGGTATCTGTACGTACATTATCGAGACGACAACTGTTCGGCATTACAAAGGTGAGCAGAATGATATCTACGAGTGTATGTTCATGGCTGTAAAGAAGGGTGGCTTTTCGTTTGGTTTCTCAGTCGTTGCTTCCTATGAGGTTGAGAAGAGTGGTAAGGTCACTCTCATTTCTCTTCGCTCCCAGCCTCTTGGTGTTCAGGTACCAAGTGACGTGAAGGCGTTCTCTGAAGGTTCTGATGGTAAAGAATTCCTCGATTACAAGTTGGTCAGGGAAGTAGCGTCACCCACAAAGGCTGAGTTGGATTCGGTAAAAAATAAATTACAGTAACTGTAATGATAAGCATCGATGATGTCACTAAGATTGATGACAAACGAAAGCAGCTTCGTAAAGAGATTTACAAAAAAATTTATGAACAGTTTTCTTCTAAGATAAAACAATCGGTAGAACTTGGTCACAAACAAATATTCCTAACAGTTCCGGGATTTCTATTGGGATATCCAATGTTTGACAGGAGTGCTGCTGCGCGATACGTCGCAAGGCAGTTTGTTCTTGGTGGTTTTACGGTTCAACTTGTGACTGATCATGATATTTATATTTCTTGGGTTGTTCCAAAAAAGAAGAAGGAAAAGAAGGAACAGGAAGAGGATGATACCAATTTTCCAAATCTTATGAACCTCAAGAAGATTGCGAACAAATACAGGAGAGCTGCGTAGTAAATTCTCAATTTAAAAACCACTTTAATCGTATAATCATGTCTGACCCGTTAAGTATAATGGTAGAGGCTAAAAAGGAGTACCTTGGACAGATGTGCCTCGTTATGTGTCCACCTATGATTGAAGTTTTTCAGGAAATATACAATGAAGCAGTGAAGACCTCAAAGGGGAAGCAGGTTCTGATGATGTTTCAGAAGCACCTCAAAGAGGTTCCCAATTGGTCGAATGCCATGTCTAAGCGTCACTCTGACAATATCACTGATAGGTGTTCTTGGTTTAGTGACCTTCTTGCCGCCGTGTTTGTTGCTTGCACGAAGATTCTTTCGGCTGTTCGTCTCAAAGCTGAAAACAAGAAGATTTCCCTAAAACTTCCAACTGAGGAAGTTTTTATTCAGACGTGCTACAACAACATCGCTAAGGATTTGTACAAAGACCCTCGTATTTTCAGTGAAGAGCAGAGTGAATATCTAAGGGATGAGAAGCTCACAGGGCGATTTACACTCTGCATCGAGAGTACTGTTAGGGAACTTATCCCAATTCAACAGATTCTCCAGACGTACATGTCACAAGATTCTCGGGACATCTCATTAGATGGAGAAATTGCAGACAGTATCGATCCCGAGGTGTTCGATGGTGAGGAGGAGCCCGAGATGGAACCTGAGCCCGAGATGGAACCTGTGCCAGAGATGGAACCCGAGCCCACCGGTCTTGAGAATGAGTTCAAAACTGTCCCGGGTGTTCAGGCCCCTGAAATGGAGCCCGAGCCCGAGCCTGAGATGGAACCCGAGCCCCAGCCTCAGCCCCAGCCCCAACCCCAGGCAGATGATGATGTATTATTTGGAGACGCACCTGAACAGCGTACAAAAAATCCCCGGTATAATTAAATGGAACTATCCGACTATCTTCGTGACCCTGTGAGCGCTGCTCTCATTGCAGGAGGTATCACTGCGGCATACATTCACTTGAAGGCACATCTCAATAATGAAGGTAAATTGGAACTTAACAAATACACGAAACCAGCCGTTCTTAATGCGATCTTAGTATTTTTCGTCGTATCAGGTGGCATTGGACAGAAAGAGGCTATTTCTACAGAGCCTTTCTAAACTTAAAGATTACACCGATATAATAAGAAAATGGCATCCGTTACTGCGTTTAACGATATGATGGGTCAATTTCTTGTGGAATTGCACAAGACTTTTCCAGAGGAAAAAGGCATTAAGAAGATGATGACTTCATTCGATTTACTGAAGTCTACAAACCCACGTCTCGTCGTGGATGGTTTCATGAAGGGTGTATCTCCATACGCTGATAAGATTTCTGGGAAGGATGAATCATTCCTTCTCAAGGAGATTGATACAATCGACTTCCTCAAGGATCTCAATATCAAGTCTTATTGGGAGCGCATGTCTACCGCTACCAGGTCTGCAACTTGGCAGTATCTCCAAACTCTATACATGCTTGGTACGACAATCACTTCAATTCCAGATGATACCCTAAAGATGATTGAGGGTATTGCTAAAGATTGTGCCAATAAGATGCAAGATGGGGATGGTGATGGACTCAATCAGGATGCTCTTATGAAAATGATGAGTAGTATGCTTGGTGGTCTACCAAAAAAATAAACCTCAACATATACTAAATGAAGGTTTGGTTTGATGATCCTCAGCAGCTCATTAAGGCTGATGCAGCTTTACAATTCTGGCCGACAAGTGAGCAAACCCCAGAGGATCGTATTAATGCCGCCTCTCGTTTCGTTATTTATGCGAGTTGTCTAATTTATATCATTCGTCGTGACCCTAGGATATTCGTTCTAGGTGCAACTATTCTCTCTGTTATCTTTGTTCTTTATAAGTCGAAGATGGTGACAGAAACCTATGGTTACACAGTTGAAGGTGAACCATCTTGTCAGATGCCTACACAGGATAATCCTATGGCTAATGTGCTTATCACTGATTTCACCGATGCCCCAAACAGGTTGGAGGCGTGTTATTATCCCAGTGTAAAACCTTTTGTGAATAACTACACAAGTGGTCAGATTCCCATGGATGGGGGGCGTTCGCGATCACCTCTACCCAAGTACATGCGAAATGGTGTGGATAGACAATTTGTTTCGAATCCGGTGTCTAAAATTCCAGGCGACCAGACGGCATTTGCGGAGTGGTTGTATGGATCCAAGAATGGACCCATGTGTAAGAGTGGTACAGGATATTGCGATCCCAACGCCCGTGGTGTCCAACTCGAAGCGTTTGCGGGTCTTGGTTCCAATGGGGATAAGCGGTCGGGAATGTTTGGGGGTAGCGTATAGTTAGATTAATATTCTTATGTAATAATAAATGGCGTATCAGCTTCAGCCGGGTCTTTCTAGAGTTCAAAACAAAGGTGCCATTCCAGCAGTGAAGGCCACTGATGAAATTTTTGTGTACCCCCAGCCCAGTACTCTCAACTGTGGTGGATGCCGTCCCAATACCATGTTGTATGGAACTGCCCCCTACATGGCTGGCAAGGGTTCACCAGCCCAATACATTGACACGAGTGACCAACTCCGTCCCCAAACCACTTCCCGTTTCAACAAGCATCTCGTCCAAACCTATGAGCGTAATCTCTTCCCATTATCCAACATGGAGTGTAAGACTCCTCTCCGTACCATGCGATATGAACCAGCGAGCACTCGTGCCGAAGTTCAGAACGGTCTCTTTCAGCAAAGGTACGTTAATAAAAATGTCGGTAAGAAGTAAGAATGGCTGATCCCATTTCGCTAATGGCTGTGGCCGGTCTAGTGTATGCTGGCCGAACTTTGAGTACTAAGTCTGTTCCACCCCCTGTGAAGGAGGCTGAAAAACCGGTAGTCAAAGCTCCTCCTCCTATAGAAATACGAAATGATAATTTCGATATACCCCTCGGTGTCCCTCAGAAGAGGGAGATGGAGAGTTTTGGTGACATCACTATGCAACAACGAAGTGGTGGTCAGGAAATCTTGAACATGCGCAACCGTATGTATGACCAGGGTCACATGAATAACTTGTCCCCTGTCGAGAAGCAACTTGTCGGTCCAGGTCTTGGTGTGAGCGCTGACACCCCCGCTGTTGGTGGCTATCAACAGATGTTTAGGGTCAATCCTGTCAATGCTGGTGCATACAGATTAACCACTCTCCCAGGTCGCTCCGGCCCAGCTGCTGATGTCACTGGTGGTCGTGGAGCTGTTATAGGTGATCTCACACATAACAAGCCTGATACGACTGCGTTCCTCCCTTCTCGACGCCCCACAATGGCTGGTCGTGCTCAAGGTATGTCCGGTGTTGTACCCCGTAACGAACATGAGAAGACTAAGCGTACCACGAACCGTTCAGAGACTGGTCTCCGCACAGATGGTCTCGGTTTCAATGGGGCCAAGCGTTTCATTTCTGCCCAAACGGTATCCCAGGACCCAACCCGTTTCAAGAGTGATCGCAATGATCAGCAGTACAACTACCAGAACCAAGCGCAACCAGGTATCACCAACTTCCGTGGTGCGTATGCGAGTAGTGCTGCTGCTAAGGTAACCGCAAAGACCAACGAAGAGCTCATGAAGTATGGTTTCCGCCCAGATGATCGTCGTGGTAAGCCTAACCGTATGGGTAACGCTGGTCGTATGAATGTTCGTGAGAGTGCCCTCAAACAAGGTGGTGCCCTTACTACGGTTCGTTCGGATACGACCCGTGTTGATGGTCGCATGAACGCTGCTAATGGTGGTTGGACCCAGCAGTACCAGCAGAAATCATTCCATAAGTTCAACGCGTACAAGGGTAACGCCAATCCCAACACTTGCCATCTTGACATTGCTAAGCGTCAGCTCCAGAACAACCCCCTAGCAAATGGCCTCTATCAGTAAGAATTTTAGAGAGTAGACAAAAACAGTCATTAAAATAGTATCACTCTATTTTAATGAAGGTGTATAACCTCAATATAGATAGTAGTCAACGTGGAATCAATGTGATTGCTTCAAACTCCTATTATGATACAGAAGGTACATATGTCATTGATGAATATTCTAATACATACTCGAGTCCGAATGCGTATAGCATCACCCTAGAAAATCCAATTTACGATGTTTCAGAAATTAAACTCGTTTCTGCTCGTATCCCAACCCCCCAATTGACAGTGTGTACCAGCAATAATACCTTCAGTATTGACGGTCAAACGATTTCCCTAGAAAATGCAGACTATCCCACGGGAGATGACCTCGCAACGCACTTACAGAATCAACTTGGCCCACCAGTGTCTAACGTGAACAGTGTTTCATTCGACGTAGACACAAAACGATTTACATTCTCAAATACTACTCCCGGAGATCACAATTTTACTTTTGAATTTAATACAGGTGTGAATGGATACATAAACAATTCTTCTACGGTCACGACACCTCATCAGATTATTGGTTTCGGTTCAAATGATTATTCATCTACGAGTAGGGTTCTAACATCGGGGGCGATAAATCTCGTCGGTCCCAACTCGTTACTTATTCGATTGAGTTCGGGTTCAGATGAGTTCAACCAACATGTATACACATCAACACCATTCTATACTGGACATATACTTCTAGATGGTTCAAACTTTATAAATTTCAATGGTAGGGATGATCATTTAATTCATCATTTTCACTCTGGTCCCCAAAAGATAATCAAGGAAATCAATGTAGAATTCTTTTATATGAGCCATGGTCGTCTAATTCCATACGATTTCATGGAACAAGATCACTTACTGAAATTTGAAATGACATGTTCTACAGATAAACTAGAGGGACTTCCAAAAATTGCACTCGAAGAAGAAGAAGAAGAAGAATCTATAAGCATTCCCAAAGTAGTGGAGAATGTTTATAGATGGAAAAAGGAATACACCTACATTGCTTTGATAGCTTTAATTGGCCTTCTTCTATTGATCTTTATGAAACGAAAGCCCCCTCCCCCTCCTAGGTACCCTAGAAAACTTAGCGAGTGATCGCATAGACGGGCTGAGCGGGTTTCTTGACATCCTTGTTAATACGGGAGATGACCATGAAGACGATAACAGACAACAGAGAGGTGAGTACAGCGGTGAGCGCATACTGGGTACCCCCGTTCTTAGGGACCTTCACAATCTGGGTGATGGACCAACGGATGAAATCCATCCAAGACATTGCGGCAGCGAAGGAGAAACCACCAACGA